AAGCCCGATACAAGTCGGCATGGGCTCACGAATATCTTTCCGCCAACGGCTCTATCAAAGAACGAGAATCGTGGGCTGACTACAAGCAGAGCGACGGGCATTACGAGGTCAAGATCGCTGACGCTCTGCTCAAGGCCAAGAAGGAAAAACTAAACTCCATCAGGACGGCGCTAGATTCCCTGCGCACGCTTGCCGCCAACGTTAGGGCACAGGTATGAAGCATCAGGTGAGCAAGGATTTGGAACATCTCCTCGTTCCGATAGAGCAACTAGAAACCCTTCCGGGCAATCCCCGCAAAGGTAATACCGCTGCTATTGCCGCCTCGTATAAAGAATTCGGACAGGTCAAGCCACTCGTTGCTGTGAACAATGAAGACGGTACGGGAACTGTTATCGCAGGAAACCATCAACTGGCCGCTGCCAAACAATTGGGTTGGACTCATGTCGCCGTGTTGCATGTTCCGTTTGACCACGACAAGGCCATCGCCTTTGCTTTAGCCGACAACAGAACATCAGACTTAGGAGAGGATGATCAAACGCTGCTCCACGAAATGCTTATGTCGGTAGTCGATGAAATGCCAGAATTTTTCGAAGGTCTTGGATGGGATGATTTTGAAATCGCATCAATTGAGACCCCTTCTGATGGAGCGAATTCTGCCGTGATTGCCAACGACGGATGGACTGCACCGATCATGGTTGAGCCGGACGGCACGATAGCGCCGGAAACGACACAATCTTTGGTTACGCAGGGGGCGACAGCAACACGTTCCGCCGGGGCTAAAACAAACATTCAGTACACGCTGGTGTTCAACGATGCAGAACAACAGGCAGCGTGGTATTCGTTCTTACGATATCTGAAAGCGCACCCAGACTTTTCGACACTGCCCACCACTTCCGCTCAGGTGGTGGCCTTTCTGGGAAAGCATGTCAGTCAAACGGATTGATTAACTCCACGGTACAATTGAAAAGCGTACTCTTGCCGTTGGACTTGGTTTCCTGAATCTTCAGGTCCGTCGCTTCCAACAAGATGTCCACCATTTCGGTGAAATCCTCTCGCACATCTTCTGGATCTTCGTCCTCGGTGGAAACAAGGTCCATGCAAACGCCGATCATATGATCTCGGATCAAGAGGATAGAGTCGTCCATCGCGATATGATACACTCTGCTCCACGAGCAAACAACCCAACGAGTAGCAGGAGATAACGATGGCTCGATCAGAATCACAAATGACCCTTCGGGGAAACAACGTCATTGACGTTGAGATGAAGTACACCCAGACCGGAACAGCGATGCTGCGACTGCGGCTGGCTGTAGATAAGTGGAAGAAGTCTGGTGAGGCTTGGGAAAAAACCAACACCTCATTTTTCAACGTCCAACTTTGGGGCGACCTTGCCGAACACACCGCTGGCATCGTGGAGAAGGGCATGCGGATTGAGGTCAAGGGCCAGATGGAAGAGCGCAGTTGGGAAACCGACGCTGGCGAGAAGCGATACGCCTATCAAATAAATGCCCGCGAGGTTTTGATCCCGATTGAGGACATTGAAAGTCTTGTCCGAGTAAAGCGTGAAAAGCGTGATGGCGATCGTCCTAACGTTCAGGCGAAACAGGCGGCTTCAACCTCAGGGTCTTCTAGTCCCTTTGATGAGGAATTGGACTTCTAAATACGAGTGTTGATGTAAACTGTTTCCTATGCTTGAAATAGTTAATCAAACATCTGGTGATTACCGAACAGGAACATTGCTTCCTTCGTTCGCGCCCAAACTCGTCCTAGAAGCAACTGACACGCAATCGGCAGAATCCGCCTTGAAAATGTACGGAATGGATTCGAACGCCCACCGGCCCCACTATGTGGTGGATCCGGAACAGTATGTCATTTACAAAACGGCAAATACTGAATATTCGGTAGTTGGGGATTTTCACCCAACCGCCCCACACCGCAGTTCTAGGTGCATTTTCGTCGGTATCGTCAAATCTACGACGATTTCCCTAAGCGACGAAACCACCGTAAAACTTGGACGCCTATTACGGGTGTTGTGTGATGTAGAGGCGGTGCCTGCTATCACCAATCTTTGCATAATGGGTGAAAAGTTGGGTCACGAGACCCTTCGGAATATGGAAGGCATTGTTTGCTGGCATTCTTTCCCCGGCGTAGACCACATGACTACACCGGGATATATTGATTGGGTCAAACTCGAAGAAGGTTTACAAAATTACGATACGCCCGAACAGGTTGGTACGGTCAATGCAGGTGAGGTTCTACTTTTCGAAGATGAACCAGAGGCAGCAGAAGAAACAGCAACAGAAGACTTGAATTCTTTGAAGGTTGCGGAACTTAAAGAAATCGCCTCTGAACTGGGTCTCTCTTATTCTGGCCTCAAAAAGTCAGAGTTGATAACAGCCATTACTGAAGCCCGTTCTTAATAGTAGTTCCTTTCAGTAAAAACTGTCATGTAGTCTTATCTGGCCTGCCGGGGTACAAGTTGGCGTGGCGGGGGGTCGGTTCGGGCGTTTTCCTCCTTCGACCTCTCGACCCCACCCCCCGCTCCGCTTTTTCCTGTAAACTCACGGCATGCCGAGGCGACGATTATTTCTAGATGTCGATGTTGTAGAAGCGGCGCGCAAACGCCTGCGACATGTTTACGACATCTTTGACACGGTCTGCGTTCAGTTCAGCGGTGGAAAGGATTCTTCTGCCGTCCTCCTGCTTGCTAAAGAACTTCACGAAGAGCGCGGCCTCGGCCCCGTCAAAGTTATTTTTCGAGACGAAGAGATGGTTTCTCCTGCCGTCATTCGTTACTTGGAATGGGTTAAAGATTTGGACTGGGTGGACATGGAGTGGTACTGCCTGCCCTACGGACAAGAGGTCTGGGTTTTAGGACGCCGAGAATACTGTTTGCTGTGGTCAAAGACCCGCCAAGAAGAGGGTCGCCTTGTCAGGGACATTCCACCGTGGGCCATCACCGCTCAACACTTTGAACGTGACAACAGCAAAGTCATGCCTCAGCCGGTCGATTATTACACCATGCAAGGTAAAGAGGGGCGAGTTGCATTCCTGACTGGGGTCAGGGCTAATGAGTCCATGATCCGGTATCGCTCGGTGGTCCAGAAACTCCACGAAAACTACATCAACCGACCATACCGTTTGAGTAAAGCAATTCCGTTAAGACTGGCTAAACCTATCTACGACTGGGTAACTGATGACGTTTTGAAATATGTCGCAGTGGATAATAACTTTCCCTATTGCGAATACTACGATTACGCCGCCATGTCGGGAGCCAATACCAGAGTAGGCATTCCCCTACATTCGGTGGCTGCACGCCGACTTAACGATGTCGTGATAACCGAGCCAGAATTCTATGACGATCTTTACCGAGCATTTCCTCACATTGACTCCCAAAGACGGTTGTGGAAAGATTTCGACGTTGAAAGTCTGATCAAGTCTTACTCTCAAGATCGCTGGGATGGGGTTCGGCGCTGCATCAACGACAACATGCTTTCTCCGGGTAAACACAAGGATGCCATGAAGTTTGCCGCCGAGTTCAGACGGAAAAGAAACAACGACCCATACGGGTATCCTTTAGATCACCTGATTCGAACTTTGTTATTAAATGAGTTCCGCCATACGGCACCATCTCCCGTTGGTCCGAAAACAAAAGCACATCGAATGCGAATGGCTGCCATAGCAGACGCCGACGACTTGGACAAGATAGATGACCTCTTATGAGTGAAACCTTTAAGCCGCAAAATCTCAAGACGCCGGATTGGCGAACGACCTATATTCTGAAGCCCGACTATTTAGGGCTCATCCAATCCATCAAGGGGTTTGGAATCCTCCAGCCAATTGTCACCATGGAAGATGGAACCATTATCGACGGGTATGCCCGTTGGCTGGTAGCCCACGAGTTGGAACTCCAAGAGGTGTCGGTCGAAAGACTCCAGTGCAGCCAAGCAGAAGCAATCTTGTTGCATCTGCAAATGAATCGTTGCCGTGGATCAATCGTTCCCCATCGCATGAGTCAAGCCATTAGAACCTTGCTCAAAGTCATGGGTGACCGAGAAATTATGGACGCTCTCAATATGTCAGAAGACGAGTTTGACATCTTCGAAGACGGCTCATTGATCAAGAAGAGAAAAGTCAAACAACACGATTACAACCAAGCGTGGATTCCCATCGAGTCGTCCGCTACTGAGGATTTCCGCATCGAACGCCCACCGACACCGGATAAATAACGTTGTACCAAATCATTTACGCCGACCCCCCATGGGATTACCGGGGACAACTGCAACATGGCGGTCGGGGGGCAGATACAACAGGTGGAGCAGTAGCGCACTACTCCACGATGAGTGCAGTTGAACTGGCGGCAATGGACATCCCGTCAATATCTGACCCCGATCAATCGTTGTTGTTTATGTGGACAAGCAATCCACACTTGCCGGAAGCCTTGGACCTTATGAAAGCGTGGGATTTTAAATGGGCCACGGTGGCATTCGTTTGGGATAAGCAGAAGGTTAACCCCGGCTACTACACAATGAGTCAGATAGAACTTTGTCTAGTTGGAAAGCGTGGTCGAATCCCGAAACCAAGGGGTGCCCGCAATGTTCGACAGTTCTTGAGTAGTCCTCGTGGTATGCACAGCGCAAAACCGGCAGAGGTGCGTTCGAGAATCGAACAAATGTTCCCCACACAAAAAAAGATCGAACTATTTGCCCGAGAAAAGGTTTTGGGTTGGGATCATTGGGGTAATGGTGTCAACAAGGTAGACCCTTTAACAGGGTAAGGGGCGGGCCAGCGTGACCCGCCCCTTACGGTGTAGCGGATCACCTCCTTGCTGCCGGGGTTCCCTGCCGAGGAAACCTTGGATATGATCACCTCATATTACTAGTCAGCAATCAATCCGGTAGAAAGTTTTTCATAAGACTTGCCGCATTTACCTTTTCCTCATCAGCGATAGTGCCTTCAGTAGCGGCATTCACTACGGAACGTTTAGAATTAATTAGAGCATAGACCTGTTCGTCAATAGTTCCAGCAGCCAAAGCATGTGTGATCTGTACTGCTCCCGTAGTTCCTATACGGTGTACTCGCGCAGAGACTTGGTCAACATCTGCGGGGGTCCAAGGATGTTCCACAAAAAGCATGTCCTGTGCGATAGTCAAAGTGTGCCCGGTTTTGGCGGCTTGAATGGATAGAACGATTACGGGGGCGTCTTCAACCGTTTCCTCCATGAACCGTTTTTTAGCCGATTCAACTTCAACCACAGACATCCCACCTTGGATTTTTAATCCGCCATACTGATCAGCCAGCGAACTTACAATTTCTCGATGATGGGCAACCAAGACGACTTTGCGACCTTCGTTCAACCGATTCTGAACCCATTCATCGACGGCCTTCATTTTCATCTTGGCAGCGATTCGTTTCAATACCGACAATTTAATAAGGTACTCGTGAGCCTCTGCCGCCAATCTCGCTCGCACGGCGGCACCGCGTGGGTCTTCCCCTAATTCCTCTGCCAACTCTGCCGCCCTGTCGGCAACAAATTGAGCGATATTGTTTTCCGCAGCCTCATAATCCTTTTTATATTTAGGATCTGGGTCGATCATCCACTCTGAATGACGGATAGGTGGAAGGTCTTTTAAAACTTGAGGCTTGGTTCGTCGGATGTAGCATGACGCTCGTAGACGATCGTTTAGTTCATCTAGGTTCGTGGCTCCGTCGATATGCCATTGCTTGAATCGGTCTTGGAAGGCTCCGCAGTATCTTTTGTAGAATCCCCAGAGGCCGCCGAACTCTTTGAGTCGTCCGATGAGTTCCAGTTGGGGTCCGTACTCCGCTGGACGATTGGTAATAGGCGTTCCAGTAAGACATAAAACCATTCCGCTACTTGGTACCGTTTTCGCAAGTTTTTGAGCACGCTTGGTCCTTTTCGCTTTAGGATTTTTAAGATAGTGACTTTCATCGAATATGTAAGATTTATAATTCTTGAGTGCTTCTGGGTGATAGTCAATATTGGAATAACCGATAATGGTGTAGTCGGCATCCTCTTCAGGAAACTCAGATCGATTGAGAACACGCCGCCATGTTCTAGTCGGTAAAAACTTCTCTATCTCTGAGGCCCACGCCAACGCCAAGTTGGGAGGACAGACCACCAGACATGGGTAGGCGTTTTCGAATTGGACAGAGGCCAATGCTTCTAGCGTTTTCCCTAAGCCCATTTCATCAGCGCAGAAGACTTTCTTGTTCTTGACCATGTACTCAACGCCAGCCGCCTGATAAGGAAGCAACTCTCCCCTGAGGTCAGGAATTTCAATGTCCGATACCACGGACCTAGACGCTGCAATACCAGCCGCCTGACGCTCTTGAATCTCAGATTGCATCTCCTTCAATTCTTCGGGGACATCCAGTTTGAAATCTTTTGCGAACTTAATGGCTTCGGGTAAGGCTGACACGGGAGCACACCACACTGTTTTTTTCGTATCCCAACGAGCGCCGGGCACCAGCCTTATGGCAGCAACCTTTACAGAGTCGTAGGAAAACCTGATAATCAGATCGTCTTCAGACAGTTCTAGTCCCTGTCGTTCGAAGGGGTGATCGGGGAGGTCTAATACTCTGAGATCGGGGTCCAACCAGTAGTCGAACGAAACGGCATACGTTTTGACTTGTTTGAGACTGGAAACTGGTATTCTCCAAACCTTTCCCAACCTGTCCCACTTGGCTCCAGCGATATTCTTGATAGCCCGGACTTCATCAGCGTCATACGGACTATCCAAGACGATTTGATCATCATGGAGAAGGATCTTTTTTTGGTCGTCCATGGATACAATGTACACCAACAGATTTATTTTCCAACCGGGTTGTGAGTCGATCGGACCTCCGATAGTATTATCCACAACCCAAAGGAGAGTCTAAAAATGTCACACGAGTTAGAAATGAACGAAGCGGGAGATGCCAGTTTTGTCTGGCGCAAAGAGGGCGGTGCCCCGTGGCATCGACTCGGCACGCCAGTTTCCGGTCATCAGACCGCAGAAACGATTCTACCCATGGCGGGAGCCGACTATCAGGTCACCTTGCTGCCGGTCCAGTACACCACCCCAGATGGGGAGTTGATGGACATGGAAGACAGGCACATCACGGCACGCGTCAATGACGACGGTGGAGTCGTTCCATTTGAAGTAGTCAAGGACCGATATCGGGTCGTTCAGAACGAAACCGTTCTGGAAAAGGCTTTGAACGTCTGTGGCGCGTCGAAGGGTGACGCCGTCATGGACACCTGCGGCGTTCTTAAAGACGGCCGCGAGTTCTTCGCCACCATTGACCTCGGCACATTGATTATTGATCCAACTGGCGTCAACGATAAAATTGCTCGGTACCTCGTTGTTCATACGAGTCACGATGGCACCACGCCAATCACATATGCGAATACAGACATTCGGGCGGTGTGTAAGAACACGGTCAGGTTTGGTCAGTCTGTGGCAAAGTCCATCGTGACAGCACGACACACGGCGAACTACGACAGGGCATTGGAAGAGGCGAACGAGGTTCTCCAGATTTCATCCAATTGGGCGAGGTCGTTCAAGGAAACCGCAGAACGTCTGCTCGCAGTGCCGGTTCCTGCCGGTAGCCAGAAGATTGACAAGATCCTGAATGGCCTATGGCCTGAAAAGGATGCCGATACGGATCGGAAGAAAGATAACCGTGCCAACACGTTGATGTTGGTTCGTGGTCTATTTACCAGCGACAAAAATGCGGCAGGGTACGGCCACAACGGTTGGAGCCTGTTCAACGCAGTAGGCGAATACTACGACCATCATTGGTTTGATGACGCCGATCGGAATGCTAAGGCATCCATGCAAATCGGTAACAAGTCGTACAACATGAAGACAAAGACGGCAGACCTGATTCTCGATTTGGTCTGATGCCGCATATAGAGGATCCCAAAACGCAACTTGATTTGATGCTGGATCAACTCCATGAGTTGAATCCTGACGCGTTGCGTTTTGTGGATCCGACCTTTGATGAAGCGATCATCGGTATCGGTTGTCAATATTCAAAGAACCCGGTCCTCGTCTATGACGAAGAAAAGATGATTGAGCATCTCGTCTGGACAGAGGGCTGGGACTTCGAAGAGGCATACGACTATCTATGCTTCAACACGTTTAGTGCGTGGGTGGGTGAAGGAACTCCGATCATCGTGAAATCGATCAACGACTTCTAATGGCACCGTGGGCACCTGCGGCCAACATCCTGTTGGACGTTCGGATGAAGAAGGAGGCCCAACGTCTGGCTGACGCTATGGGCGACGGTAAGGGGCGTAGGGGTTCGATCTTGCAAGGCGGGGGCGACTTTCTCGGTTGTCTAGGAGAACTCGCTTTCAAACAAATGCTCCAAGACTCCGTATACGGTGAGCATGGTTATGGTGGTGGCCCTCTAAAGATCAAGCACGAGCCAAATGCTCACTTCGATTTGGATGTTCAAGGGATCAGAATCGACGTTAAATCGAAGTGGTCCAAAGGTATGCCCAAATACGATTGGGAAGGCAGCGTCGCTATGGGTCGTGAGGACGACAGCGACCTACCTCAGAATGTGGACGTTTTTGCGTTTATGCGAATTCTCTACCACGATAAGGACATGATCGGCAAAATGAAGGTCCCGGGAATGGTCGGCTATTTTTGTGGGTGGCTACCAAAGAGGGAGTTCTATAAGAGGGCGGTTGGAATCAAGAAGGGTGAGATCGACTCACGATCGACCAATTACAATAAATTCAAGTCACACAAAAGCCAGTGGAATATCTATCATCACCAATTAAACCCGTCTTTGAGCGAATTGCTGTTTCCGTAAGAGTTCCCACCACTACTACCAGTAGTAGTGCTACGCTTTTTACAGGGAGGTCAGCATGAACATTTGTCCAACCTGTTATACAGACTTAAGCGATCAAATCGACAGTGGCACCACAACGGGTCTTTGGCGATTTAGGGTTCATTGTCAGTGCGGAGATGTCCTGATTTGGGAACGCCGCCGATTACGCCTTTTACAGGAGCCTGAAAAACAATCCGTTTTCTAGGTTCCGATTTTGGTGTCCATGATCGTCTGAGGAATCGTCTCTCGGCATCAGTCGTCCCACCCCAAATCCCAACCTCATGGTTGATGATCGCATAGTCCAAGCATTCCAATTTAACTGGGCAGAATTGACAGATGGCATAAGCCTCTGTGCGTTTTTTCCTCTGTTCAGGATCACCGCGAAGAATGAAGAACAGTTCGGTGTTTTCTTTTCGACACCTTGCTTCGTCTATCCACGCGTCTAAAGAGTCGTCTTCCATCACCTTCCCTCTTCTAGGTTTTGATGAAGTCAAGAACAATGAATGGCCATTCGTCTTCATTCCCTCGTCGCATGCGAGTTGGCCACTCCCTTTGATCTCGCATTCCACGGTAATGCTTGACCTCCATCACATCAGGATCAGTTGGATCTGGAGTAATGGAGATTCCGAATTCCGACCAACGACTCCACACAGCAGAACCGAAAGGACGCATTTCCCTACTAGCACCAGACCCCAGTGGGGCGTGGTGTTCAAGCCATAGAGCGCAGCCGTATTCATGGCGGATGTAGTCAAGGAACTTGGCGACTTCAGTGCTTACTGATTCGGATGTTCTTCCACCGGGATCTAAAAAGGTTTTATACAACGGACCCAGAACAAGAAGTTCCGGTTGAATCTGATCCACCCATTCAATCAGTTTGTTGCGATCTTCCGATTTGAGTACATCTAATCCATCAGGCTTGACAACAAGATGGGCTTCCATGTCGTTTGCTCGTCCAACTTTTTCAATACGGTTGTAAATTTTTCTAGCGGTTCTTCTGATGATTCGTTCAGGATTTTCAAGATCCACGAACAGGGTCCTCACTGCTGGCATCCTGTCTCGTTTAAATGGATGTATCCCAGCGGAACACATAAGTGCGACCTGTCGCGCTAGATAGGTTTTGCCAACACCTTCGGCAGCAACAACGATTACTCGTTCCTGACGTTCTAGAAGGCCGGGAATAAGCCAGTCGTAGGAATCATCCGAATCCTCTTTGATCAAAGTAGCCCACTCCACCAACCTTCCCCTTTCCTCTATGGTGCTTTCGTCGCTGTCGAAGCGATCCAATAGGCGTTGAGCCTTATTGATCCTGACGTTCAACGGTTGGCTGTGATCTAGGTCCTTGAGGGAATCAATGTAATCGGTGAATTCATCCCTGATTTCGCTGGCAACGATTTTCAAATCACTCAGTGACAGCCCGGCACCCATGTGATCCGAGATGTCTTTACCCTGCGCTGGCTTGAAAACCTTTACCTTTGCTTCGGCCTTTCTAAGTTCTGATGCCACATGACTCGCATGAGCCTCCCCAGCCGCATCGTCGTCAGCGATGATAATGATTTTCCCATCGGCCAAGGATTTGGTGTGGTGAGGTAGCCACTTGTCTTGTCCCTCGGCACCTGCTCCACCGGGATTACAGGTTGCTACCCGGCCGTGAGATTCCAGCGTGTGAACATCCTTTTCTCCCTCAACAACGTAAACAACTCCGTTTTCGGCTAATTGCTTTAGAACCTGTGGAAGACGGTAGAGGGGCTTTTCTATGTTTTGAGTGCCCCATTCCCACTCACCGCTTTCATGCCTCTGTTGCCGAAAGGTCTTTTTCCCTAACTCATCCTTGAAACGAAGCACCCGCATTACGGGATTACCATTAGCATCCTCGTAAACGTAGGTGGCTTCTTTGCGTAATTTCTGTTTAGGTTTATCCGATTCTGGCCACAGGTCATTTGGTTTCAGACTGATGGCGTCGCATATGTCACTGAAAGAGCATGCTGCACCGCTGTGACAGTGAAGAAGAACCTGCCCCTCACGCCCTATCCCTATGGTGAGGGAAGGCTTGTCGTCGGCATGGGCTGGACAGCACGCCTCCCAACCGCTCCCGGCTTGACGGACTTTGTCCAGTCTGGAAAGAACGAGATCAACCTCAGGTGTTCGATCCACCTAGATACCTTTCTTTTTCAGCGCTTTCAGTAATCTTGCTATAGGCGGAGAGGAACAGTTCTCTATCGGAATTCGTTCTCAATCCAGCAGCATTGTTGGGAAACGATCTCATCGTCTGACCAACAAGGTCATGGGGCTTACGGAAGCGGGTTCCGGCCTCGGAAGCATCAATGGCCTGACGAAACTGTGCCCACGCTTCGGGAGGAGAAGGTATTGGATCTTCTTCCGATTCCATGTCTATTGCTAAACGTCGGACCTGTCCTACGCGTGGTGGAAATTTTTGGTCCAACGCTATGATTTGTTTAATGGCTTTGTTTACAGGATCGATTTCAATGTCGCTTAAAAAATCCCACCACAACATACATCGTTCTTGAAAGGGTGGACCAGCGGTGGGGAGATTCCAGTTAATGCTAACTCGCTTCACAGCCTGAGCGAGATCGTCCTTGTCCATTGTGATTAGAAGGGTTCGTTGCCATTGGCGTATGTTTCAATGACCTTAAATTCACCCTCTGTTGTTTGAGCATCATCGTAATAAGATAAGAACTGTTCGATATGTTTCTCATCTCTCAAGATCAGTTCTATATCGTCATACTTTTTACCGCTGGGGTTATAGCCCATATGCCATGGGGAAAGTACAACTCCCTGTATGGCTTGTTTGCAGGTTTCTACGTCGTACATTTCAATTGCTTTCATAATCTTACGTCGTCGCTTGTCGCCCAAGACAGGTTTCCTGCCTCGTGCGGATGTTCTACAAGTCACGACCCAGCAATGAAAAACATCTAGTATTTCTTCGAGAGAGGGGTCCATAGGGAAAGAGCCTATGGCACCTCGGGAACAATAGCAACTTACACCGATGTAGTTTACCCGATTTGGGTCAGTTCAGGTTTCGGAGTTGTCTTCCAGTGAGTGAGATCGTGGCTGAATCCACTTCCATTATCCCAGTTGGCCCCTGCCGAACGACCACATCCACTTGTTCCGGGGGAACCTTGAAACGTCCTGCCAACAGGGCTCGGATTTTTTGAGCACTGGCTTCCGCTTCCGACAAACCATCGTCAAAAGGAGTTTCGACGGGGATGGTCAGACTTTGAGAAAGTTCCTCAAAGTCAAATGACTCTAGACACTTAACGCAACCAAGTATACCTGTAGGTGATTTCCGTTTTCTAGTTATGGTATGTCCACACACTAGTTGATGTGCCCAAATTACATGTCCGTATTTGCCAACCTTAGTGATTGACACCGATTCCCTACGCGGGGCATTACGAGGGCTGGTCATCGTGTGAATCACACCAAGCGTCGGCTGATTCTATGGCGACTTTCAAGTCGTCCGACCATGGCAAAGTCAATTGCATCCACCACCCTTCACGAAGCCAAGGAGCAAAATCACTCTCGGCAGGCGCAACCATGTGAAGGCGATGCACTACTCGATCTACTTCTGGCCATAGTCCCTTTTGGTTTTCAATCCAATCGTTAGCCTGTTTCTCGGCTTCCTCATTTTCAGGATCTATTAGAAATTTGTGTATTGCTCCACAGCCCTGTCGTGGGAGTTGCCGCTCGAAGGACGACATTTCAATAGCCTCAATTAAGTCATTCGGTATTTCCAATTTACTATTATCTTCTTTAGTGCTTGGCATTAATTTTCCTCGCAGGTTGTGTCCGACGAATCTTTCCGTATACCCTTTAGAAGCGGCATCGCCCACAGGAGTACACTGTAGAGGCTCATACCAGCATACCTAACACCAAGGACTTTGGTCAACCGGAGAGGAGCGACCATGTTTTCACGAATCGCCGTTGGGGTTCTCCTAACTATTTTTGCATCGACAGCATCCTGCTTCAATGGCACAACTACCGGAAACGTTACTCCGATCAGTGGCCAGAACAAGGTTGTAACTGCCATACCGAAACCTCCAGCAACCACCACCACTACCACCAGCACCACCAGCACTACGATCGCGATCGTGCGCCCGACCGTCGTGACGGTAACCACGACGAGTACAACAATAGGTACGACCACGACCAGCACGACGCTTGCACCAGAAGACCCAGCCCCGGTTGACACCTACCGGTATTACGAACGCAGTCCCCGAGTGGTCGTCCTCCAAGAAGAACTAGGGATGCGATCCATTGACGGTATCTACGGGCCTAAGACACGCAAGGCTCACATCGAATCGCTTGGTGGCCCGCACGCCCTCCTCTTCCAGAACTACCCACAATTCGGTCAGTCGCTGACGCCGTGTTCACACGGATGCCTACCGAGTGACGAACACTACGAACTCCCCACCTTGGGAGAACTGATCAACGAATATTTCAAGCCTGAGGACAGGGCGTTGGCTCGCATGGTCGCCTTCTGCGAGTCCAGCGGGCAGACTCATCATGTTGGTTCAGAGGTGGTGTCCGATGCTCTCGCCGTCGGCTGGTTCCAGCATCTCGCCAAGTATTGGGCGGAAAGATCCGAAAGAGCCGGGTGGGGTGACTACCACCCGTTCCACGGACGAGCCAACGTCGCTGTGGCGGCGTGGTTATTCTATAGCAGCGGGATCCACCACTGGAACCCAAGTAAATCATGTTGGGAGGACACGCCACATGAATAAAGAATTGATCGAATCAGATGAGACCAAGGATGTCTACAGCACCCCCTTCGGAATCCTCACCGTCTACAAGCAGGATCAGCCGGGAATGAAGGGTGGTAAAGCGGGAACAAGTCACACTGTCCTACATGAGGGTCAGCCAGCCCCCCGTCAGATGAAACTAAAAAAGAAATATCGGGGTCGGTCGTGAGTATCGACCCGAACTGGCTTGACGTAGACGCCAACCATCCACCACCCCCTCCGCATCCAGCGAAATTCACGGCTAAACATCTGAATGAGATTATTGACATTCTCGGAGACAATCACAAACTCGTGATTTTAGATCCGTTCGCTGGGATTGGGACAATCCACGATCTGCCATATATGACAGCAGGTATAGAGATTGAACCGGAATGGGCGTACCAACGAGCAGGTACCGCTGTGGGCAGCGCTTTAAGAACAGGCTATGAGAGTGAATACTTCGATGCCGTAGTTACTTCACCCTGTTTCGGCAATCGTATGGCTGACCACCACGAGGCCAAAGACGACAGCAGACGGCACACTTACCGGCATTACCTCGGTCGGAAACTGACTAAAGGCAGCGCTGCGGGGATGCAGTGGGGTGAGGACTATAAACACTTCCACACCGAAGCATGGTTAGAGGCTAAGAAGATTCTTAAAGTAGGTGGACATTTAATAATAAATATCAAAGATCACATCAGGGGCGGACAAATACAGCATGTTACGCAATGGCACGCAGAAACATGCAGAACTATGGGTTTCGAACAACAGGACACACGCATTATCCCGGTTTCTGGACTAACCCATGGAGAAAATGCCGAACATCGGATACCCCATGAATCCCTACTGGTTTTCTCCAAGCCAGAAAAACTTACGACCTGAGCGGGTTGTGAATCGCACAATCGGTTGGTACCCTTCCGGTTGTGACTACTAATAAACTACGCGCCAAGATCAGACACAATGGTAAAGATATCCATTTAGGATATTTCAACACCAAGGCACAGGTGAATGCCGCCTGCGTGGCAGGACACGCCGCCTTGAGTCGTCTAGATCAAATCAACGGAGATCATCGCTGTCCTCCACAAAGATTACCTAACCCCAAGCGCCTAATTGAAATTATTGAGCAAGGCTTATATGACATCGCGATAGAAGAAGTTGCTGACAGTGCAGCAGCGAGACAGCGATTTGCCAACAGGTTTAAAAACAGTCGCCTCTTTCCAGTTCCAGAGTCATACAAATTCAAAGGATCGCGTCTCAAGACAACGTAACAATAATGTAACTTCATAAGTTAGGACTAAATATGTTAAAAGCATTCGTAGCCGCTATCATTTTCGGCTCCGTTCTAGCAGCCACTCCCGCCAGCGCCAGCCACGACACGATCTACTCGCCCTGCGGAACCGAATACGGGTTCATACACATGACCTACGACGAATGGGCCGCGCACATCACCACAATGGAAGCCGACGGCACCATCCCGCCCGGAGTCGTGTTCCGTTACAACGAAGCACTCCACGGCGGCAAAGGTCTAGAAGACCCAAGAATAGTATGGGCCAGAAACCTCACCGACGGACAAATCCTGTCCATAGACGACTGGGCAAACGGCAACTACCCCGAAATCGAAGCCCTCATGTTCAGTTCAGGACTAATCCCCGAATGGATCCTAGACGCCAACAAAACAGTACGAAGGTTCAACGACCCCTACTGGGCACAAGCAAACCCGATGACCCCAACCTTCACCGTCTGGCAGTCGCTCTGTATGGGCAACTACGGATATTCGATACCGGTCATGGAAATCAACGACGACGGCGTGTGGGTATCGAACCTTCCGACGACCACCACGACGCCGCCCACCACCACGACGCCGCCCGATCCCGAACCGGACAATGAACCGATACCCCAACCAGAAGTTCCCGCCCCGACGACCACCGCAGTGGCCCTCACAGAAGCCCCCGGAGTGACGCCGGAACAAGAACTGCCAAAGGTTACCAACGCCAATGACGGAGAAACAACCCCGACGATAGATGATGCGCCGTACACGCTGTTCGACGCAGAATGGGACGGATACCCGTTTGAAGCCACGGTGCGACTCTTAGAAGGTCGCTATCCGGTCGGAGTGGAAGGTAAGACCTATTTCAAACTCTCTGCCGCGGTTGACTATCTTCGTGCGGGTGGTATGGTCAGAGGATTAGACAATCTATGGTCTGGACAACAGGCACATCAGCATGACTGACTTCCACATGCCCGACTCATTCTATGACCCTCCCGACGAGGAAGAACCCTGCGAAGAATGTGAGAACGCAGGGTGTAAATACTGTGATGCTCAAATGGCATACGACGAATACTGCGACCGTGAGGCGCAGGCGAAGAAGGACGGGGAAAGATGACCCATCCGATGATCTGTGGCATCCACAACGGGCGTGGGGAGGACTAAGTTCGGGAACTTTCTACCCGGATTAAGGAACCACCTGTCTCACTGGTATCGGATCTAGTCCTACCGCATGCCCACGAGTACGACGGGTTTTTTCCCAGCCTCCCCTTTCCACCAGAAGGGTAGAAGGCAGGGGTGTGGTCCCCGTCAAGGTGGTTCCGTCCTCCCCCGTTTTCCTCATAGGCAAGTTGTTTTTTGACTAGCACCCCGCTAGCCTGCACAGGGCGGGCCAACCCCCCCAAAGCAATCAATTCAAAAAATATTTTTGGAATCAGGAAACAGGGGCGGCATAGTCGTCCTACGGAAAGTATTAATCAGAACTGAGGTTCAGAACATGTATGTGTACATCAAAAGTGGACACCCAGAAGGCAAATGGCTAGTGGGTTTCTACATGACCAAATACAGCCACGACAACAAGCCATACAACGAATTCATAACAGAATCCGACTGGACCAACCAAAAAGACGCCGCCTGTAGAGTCAACTACCTCAACGGAGGAACCGGCGAACCACAAAAACGCCCAACCCCATATTACGACGCATGGCGAAACCCATACAAAACAGCACACAATGGCTAGAGAAAAATACGAACTCAGCCAAATCATCGGTAACCTCACCAGCCCACACATGTGGGTACACTGGGTAGACGAAAACGGCGAACAACACCACACCCCAAAATCATTAGCAGCAATCATCCCAAAAACGGCCAAGATCATAAAGGACCAAACATGACCGAAGAAGCCACCATCACCGAAGAAACCCCACCCACCGCAGGAAAACAACTCATCGAAGAAATCGACAACTTCCTCAAAACCGTCACCACCCGACACAACATCCCCGCAACCGAAATCCAAGACCACCTACTAGACATCAGAGCAATCGCCCAAGCACACACCAACTAGCCCACCATCGGATAAAACAATCCGAACCAAAGCGAACCCCAAAAAACCAATCGCGCCCCCCCAGACGGGGGCCACACCGTCGAAAAGTTGGACCTCTTTTATTGCGGGTGGATAGGGGCAATTGCGTGTGGGTAGGTGGGGGGGGTACCCCTGCC